CTATTGCTCTATCTGTAGCAGGCAAATCAAAGAAGGCTGCCAAGCGTGGCGGAAAAAAGAAGTAAGCGCGACCCGCGCTTAGCGCGGGCTGGCGTATCTGGTTTTAATAAACCAAAGCGCACACCAAGCCACCCAACCAAATCACATGTGGTGGTAGCAAAAGAAGGCAGCCAAGTAAAGACCATCCGTTTTGGTCAACAAGGTGTAACAGGCGATAGACAGCCCACAAAACGCCAGAAGTCATTTAAAGCACGCCATGCAAAGAACATTGCTAAAGGCAAAATGAGTGCAGCGTATTGGGCAGACAAGGTGAAGTGGTGAAAGGTAAAGCATTTTGGGACAAGAAGAATCCAAAAAAGACATCTACAAAACTTACTTCTGCACAGAAGGCTGCTGCCAAGGCTCGTGCAAAGGCTGCGGGTCGGAAGTATCCGAACCTAGTAGATAACGCAGCAGTGGCTCGCAAGGCTAAGAAGAAAGGCAAGTAATGGCAACAGGAGTAGCAGGAAGCACCCTTACGGGCGAACTTAACCGTCTAGCCAATGGCGGAACATACCCCGTTTATACAGTCTATGAAGCACCACAGGGTGCTGCTAACGCATGGGCTGGTACAAATGGCTTAGGACTTATTGCTGCCCTTAATTACAAGGCTAGTTCTACACGCCAGCCAAACAACTATAAAGGTTTAAACGCCATCTGCAATGAACTTGCTGGCACATCTGGACTATCAGCCGTGGCTGCGTTAAGGAGCATTAACCTATGAGTACCTTTGGACAACTAGCAGACCGCGTTGAAGCGGTATTGCATGGCTATACAGAAAATACAGAGTCTGCCACATGGTTAGTTAGCAGTGCTAACAGCACAACAACAACCTTAAGTGTTTATGATGCTTCAGTTATTGGTCGTGGATATGTACAGATTGATGATGAAATTGTATTCGTTAACACTACGGATAATGTAGCCAACACTTTAACGCTTGCCCCTTGGGGTAGAGCGCAGCGCGGTACAACTGCTGCTGCTCACTCAAGTAACGCTAAGGTAACAATGGCTCCATTGTTCCCACGCAATGAAATTAAAAATGCTATTAACAACACAATTGATGCCATGTACCCAAGCATCTTTGCCCTAGGCACATACGACTTTGATTATGTAGCAGCGCAGTATTCATACCAAATTCCTGCTGCTGTTCAAAATGTCCTATCTGTAACTTATTCAACAGTAGGTCCATCAAAAGAGTGGTTTCCTGCTCGTGCGTGGCAACTAGATAGAGTTGCAGATTCAGATGCCTTTGCTACCACAAAGAGCCTATCTATCTATTCAGAGATTGTGCCTGGACAAACAGTACATGTGTCATACAGCAAGCGCCCAACACTGCTTGTTAATGATAGTGATGACTATGAAACAGTCACAGGCTTCCCATCATATTCGGAGGATGTTGCCATCTACGGCGCAGCCTTCCGCATGATTTCGTTCTTGGACCCATCACGCCTTGGTCCTCAGTCTGCAGCAGCAGACATGCTTGATGGCGTGCGCCCAACAGGTTCTGGACAAAACGCTGCCAGATTCTTGTACAACATTTACACACAGCGTTTAAACGAAGTGGCGAATAACCAACGCCGTCAACATCCAATCCGTTCGCACTATCAAAGATAAGGTAGAAAATGGCAGCAGGCGACCCAGGCTCACCAGCGCGGTACTACTCCTCAACCGCAGTAGAAACCTCGCTCCAATCATCTATCCCCGCACAATCACAAGGGGCATCAAACACATCCTTCATTGTCGCATCCATTTCTGGATTCCCGACATCTTTTCCATATACGCTGATTGTTGACCCAGACACATCTAAAGAAGAAGTTTTAACTGTCACATCTGGTAGCAGCACAACCCTTACTGTAACTCGTGGTGCCGATAATACACAGGCTGTAGCCCACTCTGCTGGTGCAGTGGTTCGCCATGGCGTATCAGGTCGTGAGTTCCGTGAGTCAGAAAACCATATTGCTGCTCGTGGGTATGACATTGACCAAGCAATTCTTACTGCTGCCAACCAAACACATGTTCATGGTTTGCAGACAGGTGATGGTGTTGTCGTAGGTACCGATGCTCTACAGACACTTACCCGTAAGACCTTATCAAACCCAACCATTACTGGCGTAATTGGTAACATTGGCATTACCTTTGAAGGCAATACTGCAGATGCCCATGAAACCACATTAGAGGTTGTAGAGCCAACACAAGATAATACAATCTACTTGCCTAATACATCAGGCACTGTAATCTTAAATTCTGCAACCCAAACCATAAGCAATAAAACTCTTGGCTCCAACCTTAATGCTGGCGGTTATACGGTAACAAACCTTGCAACTCCAGTTAATGCAAGCGATGCAGTACGCAAAGATTTTGCCGATGCTCAAGTTGCTGCTGCTGCCACAAGTGCAGCATCTGCTGCAACCTCAGCAAGTTCGGCTGCTACATCAGCCACCAGCGCTGCAGCCTCTGCAGCAACTGCTGCTGCTTCTGTAGCAACCATTGCAGGCTATGCAACATCGGCTGCTAACTCAGCATCTGCTGCAGCAACCAGCGCAACAAGCGCTGCTGCAAGCGCAACTGCTGCATCTACCTCAGCATCTTCTGCTGCAACAAGTGCGACTGCTGCTGCTACTAGCGCTGCAAGCGCAGCAACATCTGCCACCGCAGCAGCCACAAGTGCAGCAAGCGCAGCCACAAGCGCTACCGCTTCTGCTAACTCTGCAAGTGCTGCTGCTACTTCGGCTACATCTGCTGCTGCCAGTGCCACTGCTGCTGCGAACTCGGTTGCAACAATTGCTTCTTATGCAACAGATGCTGCTAATTCAGCAAGCGCTGCTGCAACATCCGCTACTTCTGCAGCGACAAGTGCAACTAGCGCATTAAATAGCGCAACTGCTGCAGCAACAAGTGCTACATCTGCAGCAGCAAGTGCTACTGCTGCAGCCACATCTGCTGCTTCTGCTGCTGCATCTGCTACTGCTGCAGCCACAAGTGCTACAAGCGCCGATAGTGCTGCATCTATTGCTATTGCCCAAGCATCTAATGCAAGTGCATCAGCAACTGCTGCTGCAACATCTGCGACATCTGCAGCAAACTCTGCAACAGCAGCAGCCACCTCAGCAACAAGCGCTGCTAACTCTGCTACCGCAGCAGCAACATCTGCTACAAGTGCAGCATCAAGTGCTACATCTGCAGAGGCTGCGTGGGACCAGTTTGATGATAGATACCTTGGTCCAAAAGCAACAGCACCAACTGTTGATAATGATGGCAACCCACTTACTTCGGGTGTTATCTATTGGAATACAACAAACAATAACATGTATGCTTACGATGGCAGTGCATGGCAGGTATTTACATCTTCATCTGCAATTACAAACATTCAACTTACTGATTCTGTAACCAGTACATCTACCACATCTGCAGCAACTCCAAACTCTGTTAAGCAAGCATACGATTTGGCTGCAACTGCATTGGCTGGTTTGCACTTTCATGACCCAGTAGAAACTGCTACTTCCAGCAACATTACACTTTCTGGCTTGTCGGCGGTCAATGGATACACTCCAATTGCTGGAGATAGAATCCTTGTTAAGGACCAGTCAACGCAGGCTGATAATGGTGTTTATGTCGCAGCATCTGGAGCATGGAGTCGTGCAACAGACTTTGACTCATGGGATGAGGTATACACATCTGCTGTTTATACTAAACAAGGTAACTTCTCTGGCGAGTCATTTATCACCACGGTTGCTTCAACTGGAACAGTTGGCGTAACTGCAATTACCTTTGCATTATTCTCAACAGATGCTGTTTATTCTGCTGGCACTGGGCTTACCCTTACAGGTACAACATTTGCCCTTGATACAACTACTCAATATGTAGTTCCATCACAAACAGGACAAAGCGGAAAGTATCTTACAACTGACGGCACTACTTCATCTTGGGGTACTGTATCAAGTTATAGCGCACCAACACTTGGTTCAACTTTAATTTCATCTGGCGCAACAGTTACAACCGTCAGTGCATCAACAGTTAACAACACCACAATTACTGGCACCACGACTGCCAGTGGAACAATAACAACAACAGGCGACATCGTTATGAACGGAACTCTTGGGGTCGGAAGTGTGACCGATGAGTTCCAGTTAATCATAATGGGTGTTTATTAGAAAGTAGGTAATAATGGCTACGACAACTAAAGCGCTTTTTAGAGGCGCAGCAACAACCAATACAGGAACAACTCTCTATACAACCCCATCAGGGTCAAGTGCAGTTGTTACCAACATCGCAATATCTAACACAGCAGCATCAACTTCAACCGCAACAATTGCACTTAATGGAACCAATGTTGTTCCAACAGTAAGCATTCCTGCAAACACAGTTATTGTTGTTGACCTTAAGCAAGTTCTTGCAGCAACCCAGACAATTACTGGTGGAGCATCTACTACTGCAGTAACGCTTCACATTAGCGGAGTGGAGATAGCGTAATGGCGATTCAACAATATCCCGCAGCCACTACTGGCGCAACTACTTTATCAAACCGAGTTCAAGTATTTAATTCATCCTCTACTTGGACAGCACCTGCTGGCGTAACTTCCGTTAATGTTGCAATGGTTGGCGGTGGAGGTGGTGGCGGTTATGCTATGCAATCAACCACAAGCGGTAGCACATCTAATGCTGGAGGTGGTGGTGGTGGTGGTGGTGTAGTGCGCGGGACTGTTTCTGTTACCCCTGGAACTACATATACAGTTACTGTTGGCGCAGGCGGTGCAGGCGGTTCTGGAACCACGACAAGCCCAGTTGTTTCTCAAAGTGGGGGTTACTCAAGTTTTGGATATAGTGCAACTTTAATTAATGGATGTATTGGCGGTGCTGCAGAATTTGGGCAACAATCTGGTGTATTTTATGTTAGTGGTAGTTCAGGTAGTAGTGGATTTACTAGCCCACCATCAATTTCATTAACTAATTCATCACCAAATAATAGCAACTATGGTTCTGGAACAGTAAATACAATTTCTGGTATATCTATCGGAACATCAACACCAGCCTGGACTTATGGTTCTATTTATCAACCAGGATTTTCAACACCAGATTTTGGTGACATATACTACCTTGTTCCAGTAACTGCTGGTACAACATATACCGCTTCTGCATATTTTAATATGGATAATATAAACGGTATTACAACACAGATAATGATTCAATGGCTTGACTCATTTAGAGGAAGCGTTGTAAGCACTAGCAGTAGTGGAACTCAGTTTTATTCTGGAAGCACAACTGTTTGGAATCAAAGAACTTTAACCGCAACTGCTCCTGGTGGTTCTACTTGGGCTTTAATCCGCAATCAAGTAACAGTTAACTCATCTTCTGGCTCACCAAGACTTACTGGACTTCAGTTTGAAGTTGGCTCATCCGCAACAAGTTACAAAAACTATAGAACTAGCGGAGCAAGGCTAATTCGTGGTGCAGGTATTGTAAACAATGTTGTTGGATTGATTGCTCAGGGTGGCGGAGCAGGTCAAAACATTATGGATTCTAGCGGTGCTGTTGGAGGCGACTTTGGCGGTGGAGGGGCATCGTTCTTAAGCGCCACCAGTAACTGGGCAATGCTTGCAGGACACGGGGCATCAAGAGGTACAGGTCCAGATGAGCATCAACCGTTTATGGTTTGGTATGGAGGCTCAACTGCTGCATCTGCAGAAATAACTGTTACTAATGCTTTTACATCTATGGTGTCAGAGTTTGGTCAAGGCAGTTCTGGAGTAAGAAGCAATGCACAAAGAGCGTTTATTAAACCAGGAAATGGTGGAGCGCCTACAGCAGAAGGTTGGGGTGCTGGTGGTTTAGGTGGCGTAAATGGTCAACTAAATGTAATTATTGGTTTACCAAAACCTGGCTATGGCGCTGGAGATGCCCGTGTGTGGTCTGCTTCATCAGGTTATTATGACTATAACGGCGTTGCTGGATTAGCCAATACTGGTGCTGGAGGCGGTGGTGGTGCTTCTTTTAGTAACTCTACAATTGTTAATCAACGCCAAGCCCTTGGTGGTAATGGTGGTTCAGGTCAAGTAATTCTAAGTTGGGTACAATAGGAGTAAATTATGGAAAGAACATTTGCATTACTTCAAGGTAATTATGTTGCTAATTCTATAGTTGCTGATGATTCATTTATTGAACACATTAAAAATGAATATACGGCTATTATAGAAACAACAGATATTGAGCCAACACCTGGTATTGGATGTCTTTATGATTTTGAAACTAAGACATTTACATATCCTCAACCACCAGTGCAAACTTCTGAAGAAGAAATCATTGATGTGGAAGAAGTAACTCCAACTCCAGCAATAGAAAACTAAAGACTCTTAAAGTCTACACCTGAGCATGTGTTTAAACTGCTCATTTTTCATACCTAAAAACAAGGAGCGACATGGTAGATAGCAGACCACCCGATATTTCTGAACGCGTTGTCATTGACTTATCTGGTCGCATCTCAACCTATTACGACCCGACTACATACAAATTTGATTTTGCTATTGGTGGCATGCCGTTTATTGCTGCCATCACAGACCAAACTCCGTACCGTAGACAGACTGCAGAGTTTCGCACACAGCGTGTAGACCAACTACGCGACCCAGGCGAGCAATCACTATCTGGCTCTGGCTATTGGATTAGAAGCCAATCGTCTTTTCACCTTGGAGCAGGCAGTACTTATCAAGAGCCAATTGTTGGAAGTCTTGAGGAAGCACGCTTCCGCTTCAGTTCATCTGTTGGTGTTAATCCTTGGACTCCAGGACAAATCTCACTACTACGCAGAACCTTCTTGCAAGAAGCATTTACTGGAGATAGCCGTGTATTCAATACCGTTATCGGTGGCGTTGAGTATCTAATACTGGTCAAGTACGCATCTACTGAAACTGCACGCGTTGTGCGTATCAGGGTAAGTGACTACTCAGAAACTACTATTGTCAACAACACTTCACTTACGGAGAACATTATTGCAGTAGCCATGGGCGGTAATGACTTGATGATGGTTACACCAACCAAAGTGTGGCGCTACTCATTTGACGAGAATACTCCTGCACTGCATCAAGACTATGCAATCAATACAGCAAACGCAGAAACTGCAACTATTGCCTATGTTAAAAATCGTTTTATCTTAGCCTTTCATGACACAAACCAAAGCACATTTGTTTATGAAATAAACAGAAACACTGGCTCATCAATTAACCTCAGCACACTTACTGCTGTTAATGGAAGCAGCACGCTGCCTACTGGCTACACCTTTAGGGCTGTAACCGAGGCTGGCGCTGCTATTTATGTTGGTGGATTTTCTGGCGAACAAGGCAATGTGTATAAAATTACCGTTGCTAATGATGGAACTTTAAACACAATGACCAGCGTAATCACACTACCTAGTGGAGAAAACATTACTGGCTTGCTTGGATACCTTGGCACCTATGTGGCTATCGGTACCAGCAGAGGATTACGAATTGCTATAGCCAATGAGGTTGGCGACTTGTCTTATGGACCGCTTATATTTGAATCAAATCTTGGCATCTACAAGATGAGCGCTTATAGTAAATTCATTATTGCTGGAGTTGACTCTGGTATTAGTGGATACTCTGGCGTATACCGAGTTGACTTATCACAACCATTGTCTAATGGCACCTATGCCTATGCAACAGATGTTTATGCAGAATCCACAACAGGTAAAGTAGAAGGCGTTGCCAACCTTGGTGATGGAAGAATTGCTTTCTGTGTAAACGGTGATGGTTTGTTTATTGAGCATGCCACCGAACTTGTTGAATCAGGTGAGTTCACCACAGGTATCATCCGTTATGAAACACTTGAGAACAAAGCATGGAAGCGTTTAAAACTACGCACCGAAGGAACACTGCAAGGTGACATTGATATTTTTCGTGTTCAAAATGGAACAGACACAGCCTTCCGTACAGTAGCACAAGGGAGTACATCTGATTATGACTACGACCTCTCATCGGTTTTTGGCGATGTTTCAGTTGAAGCGCAGTTTAAGTTCCGCCTCAATCGTAACGATACAACTGCCACGACTGGTGCTGTTATCTATGGTTACTCTGTTAAGGCTCTGCCTACTCCTACCCGCGCTCGCGTTATTCAAATCCCTGTCTTTTGTTTTGATTCGGAGCGTGACCGCAATAAGAACATCATGGGATTCCAAGGATACGCACTAGGTAGACTGCAAGCGCTTGAGGCTATGGAAGCCCAAGGCGAAACCATTATCATCCAAGATTTCACTGCTGACGGAGAACCTATTGAGGCAGTGATTGAGCAGGTGTCTTTCACCCGCACCACACCACCTAACGGAAACTACTCTGGCTACGGTGGAATTCTCCAGATTATCGCTCGTACTGTCGTTTAAACATTTAAGGATAAAAACATGACTCCTGCTGATTGGGCTGCTTTAGCCGTATCCGTAACCACTCTTGTTGGCGCACTAGCCATGGGTGTTAAACATCTAACTAAACATTACCTGTCGGAACTCAAGCCCAATGGTGGGTCAAGTCTTAAAGACAAGGTGAATAGCCTTGAAGAAAAAGTTGACCTGTTAACTGATTTAGTCAAAGAAGTATTGAGGAAGTGAAAGATGAAACCCAAGGTTGCCAAGTCTGCCAGCCCTGCTGCGATTGCCATGCTACGCCAGGCGACTGCCCTTGCACCCCTACGGAAGAAAGCCTCAGACGGGTTACTCCCTTCCATTGCACATTTAAAACAAAGTCCTAACTCAGACCACAATACAGGTCTTGCGGTAGACTTAACCCATGACCCAAAAAATGGAATTGACTGTGCGGATATATTTCAGCGACTCAAAGAAGATAACCGAGTGGACTATCTTATCTTCAACGGAAAAATCTGGTCAAAAAAATTCGCAAAACAAGGTGATAGAAAGTACGCGGGTAGTAATCCGCACGACAAGCACCTCCATGTTTCCATCAAACCTGAGTTCGCTGGTGATACCAGCCCTTGGTTCTGGTGGAAGAATCAACCAAGCCTGACTAAGCAGATAGTGGCTGAAGCCATTGGTGGAACGCCCAAGAAAAAGGTAGCAAAAGGTACCATTGTGGTACCAGTCTGCACCTGCTGCAAGGTTCATGGTAAGGCAAACAAGAAAGGCAAATAAATGGAAACACTAAAGCAAGTATCGCTGACCTGGTTCCGTGCTGCAGCCTCTGCTGCAATCGCACTCTACCTCGCTGGTGAAACAGACATCAAGACACTAGCCGTGGCTGCCCTCGCAGGCTTCCTTGGTCCAGTGTTGAAGTGGCTAGACCCATCTGCTGGAGAGTTCGGAAGAACTAAATAACTTAATACTGTTTAAACAAAAGAACCCCCGCCGTCAAGAAATATCTTGATGAGCGGGGGCTTTTTTGCATTTATCCGATATGTAGTTTTACTGCACTACAGCACTTCCCCAAATACTGTAGCAATGAGATAGTAACACTATCCGCCCGTCTTGTAAAATCCAGGACCCTTGAACTGTACGGCTGGTGGCGTATACACCCGCACCATTGGACCATCACACAATGTGCAGTTAGGAATAGTTGAACTTTCAACTACTGACAAGAGCAACTCTTGGACAATGCCACAGGCGTTGCATTTAAAGTCATATTTCGGCATCTTCAAAATCCTCTGGAGTTGGAGCGGTTAATTCTGCGCCACATAAAGCACACTCTGCTTCGGTAAACCACAAAGCAATTTCGCCATTTTCAAAAATACAATTAACCTTTAAAAGAACTGAACCACACGGGCAGGCGTGAGTTGGAATACCACGATAACTATGCTTAAATACAGCCTGCTTTCGCTTCCGCTTCAGCAGACACATACACTTAACCCGTTCTGCACGAACAGGAGTATAGTGATTTTTTAATTACAAGAGTGTAGTTCTCTCGGCGTGTCGCAGAATAGAGGAGCGAGGTGTATGTAAACTCCTCTATTGCAAAGGAGAATAAATGACACTTGAAGAAAAGACTGGGAAAGGTTACATCTCCCACAGCGCCATGTCTACATGGCTCAACTGTGGCTGGTCGTTCTACCTTACCCGCATACAGAAAGTGCCTGAGAATCCATCCTACTGGCTTGTAGGTGGTAAATCTCTACATGAGGCAACAGAAATATACGACACTAATCCCGATGGGTTTGACCCTACTGCAGTATTTGCTGCTAGATGGGAAGAAAACTATCGTCTTGCTGACAACGGCATGCCGTTCCGTGCTGGTGGCAGGGCTACTAAGGCGTATCCCAACAAAGAGGATGCATCATGGTGGTTGGATAATGGACCCAAGATGGTGGATTTTTGGATTCAGTTTAGACAAGACAGTGGGTACCAGCCATACCTGCTATCAGGTGGCGAAGCAGCCATTGAAACTGAACTCAATGTAGAAATTGGTGGAGTCCTAATGAAGGGCTTTCTTGACCGACTTATGGTTTCACCCGATGGGGAACTTGTAGTCGTTGACATCAAGACTTCAAGCAAGCCACCAGTTACCTATACCCAATTAGGCACATACGCGATTATGTGCGACAAGGCTATGGGTATCCGACCTGTTAAGGGTGCCTACTTCATGGCTCGTACTGGTGAATTAACTGAGCCAGTAGAATTGTCACACTACACTGAACGGCGCTTAGCCTCACAGGTTAAGGGCTTTAAAACTGCGGTAGACAACAACATCTTTATCCCACAGCCAGGATTTATGTGCGGTACATGTTCTGTCAATCACGCATGCTATGCAGTTAATGGTTCCGAATCACACAAATACCCTGAACTAGGAGAAGATACAGATGAGTGAAAACTCACCAATCCAAATCAACTTCAAGACCAAGAAGGATGGCATGTTGATTAACCTTCGTGCTACCGATGGTGCTGAACTTGACTTACTACTTGACCAACTAACACAGCGCCTTGCTGCGCTTGTTGACCTTGAGAAAACTGTTGAAGGTATGGCAGTTATCAAGGATGCTATGCCCTAAGCCACAGGGTCAGGCATGCCAGTACAAGGTGACTGTATAAACAATGCGCCTCTTATCCCGCGCAATCCGTACTGCATCAGCAGGGGGTGCGACACTGCCAACAGTGTGGCGCTCTCTGCTTGAGCAGCAGATAGCGTTTAGACGGGGCGAGGTAAGCATGATTGCTGGTCCTCCAGGGGCTGGTAAATCAACACTTGCTCTGTCACTTGCAGTGCATGCGCAAGTACCAACGCTTTACATCTCCGCAGATACTCACTCACATACAATGAGTTTGCGTTTGCTTGCGATGTTAACTGGTAGAACTCAAGCAGAAGTAGAACCAATGATGGAAGCAGACAGAGAGTGGGCAGCGCAAATGCTCAAGCCTGCTGACCACATCATGTGGGAGTTTGATTCTGCACCTACGCTCAAAGATGTAGAGGATGCAGTCCTTGCAGCCCGCGAGCGCTTAGGTAAAGATGTTGAACTCATTGTGCTTGACAACGCAGTAGATGTAACCCTTGATGGACAAGATGAGTGGGGCGGATTACGCACACTTATGCGTGAACTCAAGTGGTGGGCTAGAGATACTGGCGCTGCTGTTGTTGTGTGTCACCATACAAGTGAAGGTGTTAATGGAAACCCATGTCCTCCGCGTTCATCGCTGCATGGAAAGGTTGCCCAAACCCCTTCTCTGATACTTACAGTCCACGGACAGATTGCTTCAATGGGTGTATGTGCGGTTAAGAACCGTTATGGACCTGCTGATTCAACGGGCGCTACACCAGTGTGGCTTGCTTATGACCCTGCCAGTATGCAGATTAAGGACTTGGTGGCACCGTGAAGTTTATCCTTGCCATGTTTGCCTCGCTTGCAATACTTGTAGCAGTAGCAATCATTGTTGCTATGGCTGTTGTAGATGTTGTGATTGATTTTGATAACTATGAAAGCGAGGATGACGATGACGAATTCTGATTGGGAACTTACAGAGGTTGGCAATGAGGGAAACCTTGTGGGTTCTTTAGATAGCCAAGATGTAGTTGTGCCTACCAAGACACTGATTACAGACATGAAAGCGCAGTTGATGTTTTTACCGAAGAACTTTACTTGGACAGTGGGATGGAGAACTTATGTTTGGCGGAAGAAGGAAACGGGTCAATTCAAGGAACTCACAGATGAAGAATACAAAACGCTTCTTTCGGGGGGAACAGTCAATTACACCAGAGATGGTGGAGGAAGCAATCCAGCAGGCGAAACTTCCGAAGGAGTTGAAGGAAACTCTACTCAATGAACTTCCAAACTTTGTGGAATATGTTGATGAAGCAACAAACAAAATCTTCAACCCATCTGCAATCTGGCTTGAGTCACTCCAGTTTGCTGACTATGTGGCGCAACTTGCTGCTCATCTCAGGGAAGAACACGGAGCAGAGTGCAGAGAAGAAGTCGCCGAAAAACTAATTCTTATGTCGGAGAACTTTAAAGAGTTAGCCGAGAACGCAATGACCATTATTGACCGCTCCGAGAAAAGGATGCATAACCATGGCGCATAGTAATAAAGAAACTTTATCTATCATTTGGTGCGACAACGGTAACACTGATGGAAAGTTTACTGAGGGTTTGGTATACACACTTATCCATGCTCCAACAATAGGTGTGCCAGTTAATAACGCTATCCGTGTACAAGGCAATCAGATAGCACGCCAACGCCAAGCAGCCATAGAGATGTGGCAGAAGGTTAACACTGACTGGGCGTTATGGATTGACTCCGACATTGTGCTAACTAAGGAGATGCTCAAGACCCTATGGGATACGGCTGACAAAGTGGCACGCCCAGTAGTTAGCGGTGTTTACTTCATTAGCAAGGGCATGGAAAGTTCTTTGATGCAACCTATGCCATGTGTATTTAATGAAACTGGAAACCAATACGAGGTTAAGTATCTTCACCCTTTACCTAAGAACCAAGTAGTAAAGGTTGACAACGCTGGCATGGGATTAGTGCTAATGCACAAGAGCGTACTCAAAGGTTTAAACGAGAAGTTTCCTGATGACTTTTGGTTTGGTGAGAATAACGAGCGTGGTGAGAAGTTTATTGGTGAGGACATTGCCTTCTTCCGTAAGGTCAAGGCTGCGGGTATACCCGTACATGCACACACTGGTGTGATTGCCAAGCACATGAAACGATTTTCATTTGACGATGCTTACTACAACTTGTATTGGGCAGCAGTAGAAGCAGCCGAAAGGAGAGAGCATGAGCCAGCAAAAGAGCAACAAGCGTAGAGGCGCAGCATGGGAGATTGACTTAGCCGATTGGTTTATGGAGCAAGGTTTAAACGCACAGCGTTTGCCTCGTGCAGGTCGTAATGATGTGGGCGATGTGTATGTTCCAGGGGTTAACGGTGCCTATGTTGTAGAAGCAAAGGCTCCACGCCGTGATGGGCGCATTGACTTAAGTGGGTGGATACGAGAAGCAGAGATTGAAGCAGAGAACTACCGAGTTGCTAAACGACTAGCCGTTGCACCTACGCCATTGGTAATTATCAAGGCAAGCAACAAGGGAGTTGGTGAAGCGTATGTCGTTCAGAAACTCAGTGATGTCCTCGCCAACCTCTAAGCATGACATCGTTAAAGTACTTGAGCATTACGGATTTGTAATCTCTACCAATCGTGGAGGTTGGCAATCAGTGCGTTGCGCCTTCCACAATGACCATGTAAAGTCGGCTCGTTTAAACATAGACAACGGTGGCTTTAGATGTTTTGCTTGCGACATGGCAGGCGATGTGTATTCACTTATTATGAAACGAGAAGGAGTTACCTATGGCGAGGCTCTCAAAATCGCAGAGAGAATTACTGGCGAAAGCAACGGAGAACTACGAAGGAAACCTAAGCGAGGCGCTGCCGTACCTGACGGGTCGCGGTATAACAGAGGCGACAGCGCGTATGTTCCGCCTCGGCTTCGTGGCGAATCCTGAAGCGGGACACGAACCTTACCTTGGTAAGTTGGCTATCCCTTATTTAACTCCATCAGGTGTAGTTGACATCCGTTTCCGCAGTTTAAACAATGATAGTGGACCAAAATATTTATCAAGACCAGGAGCAAGCACTCACATTTACAATGTTCAAGCATTGGATAAAGATGCTGACATGCTTGTGATTTGTGAAGGTGAACTAGATACCATCATTGCCACGCAAGTGGGCTTTGCTGCGGTTGGTTTGCCTGGGGCAAACAACTGGAAACCGTTTTACTCCCGTGTCCTTGCGGATTGGGAAAAGATTATGTTGTTTTGTGATGGTGACAACGCAGGTAAAGAGATGGCTAAGACCCTCTCACGAGAATTGGACAATGTATTCCCCGTGTTCATGCCTGACAACTGCGATGTCAACGATGTGTTCCTTGCTGAAGGAGCAGAGGGATTGCGCAAACGAGTGGGTGTTTAAACAGTGGCAAAGAACTCATCATTTGACTTGGACTTTGGATACGGGCGAAAGGGTGAACAGTTAGTTGAAGAACTGCTAACCCAAGGCAAGAAGGTAGAAGTAAAGCGAGATAGAAAATGGTGGGTAACCAACAATCTCTACATAGAAGTTGAGTGTTGGTACATGAAATCAAAATCATGGGAAGCATCGGGCGTGATGGTAACCGAAGCGGATTACTGGGCGTTCGTACTTGAACAGGGCGTACTTATGGTGCCAACCTCTCATGTTTTGTATGCGATTAAAGAGTTTGGTCGTGAGATTACTTGCGAGATTCCACCGAACAAGAGCAAGGGTTATCTCATCACCGTTGATGATTTGCTTATGGCAATGCGTAAACTAAAGAACGAGAAAGCAGAACCAAAAGATGGATAGCCAAGATAAAGTTTGGGAAACTATTTACGGGGTAGCCCGTCAAGTTGCAACCCGTGCTAATCGTATGCATCGTGGCATCGTAACCACTGATGATTTGTACCAGCACTTATCCTTGTGGGCATTAGAACACTGGCACAAGATAGAGCAGTGGACTGATGAAGAAAGCCTGAAGTTTAAACTGCGCAAAACTTTCTATAACGAAGCGCAAAAGTATGTTGCCAAAGAGCGCTCGCATTTATCTCGCTCACCAATCAACGATAGTTTTTATTACACACACGAGGTGTTACATGAACTATTGCGTGATGTATGGACACACCAAGGTTGGACTGATACACCAGACATGAGTAGTGAATACATTTCTCGTAGTGCTAAGCCTTCCGAAGGTGGTAACCGCGTTGCTTTGCTGTCAGATGTTGCAGCAGGGCTTGACCGTTTAAACAAGGCAGACCAAGACTTACTGCGCATGCGTTATGCCAACGGTGGTATGGAGTTTGGTGCGCTTGCTGAATCTTATGGAACCACGGAGGAAGCAATGCGCAAGCGTGTCAAGCGTGCGATAGTTAAACTGCAAGACAGGTTAGGTGGCGAAGCACCAGTATGGCGTGGTCGTAGGCGCGTTCGTAGTAATGCAGAAGCACGAGCAGAAATTAGAAATCAGGAGGAGCAAGAGTGATTATTGGATTAAGCGGTTATGCCCGAAGCGGTAAGGATACAGTTGCTGAGTTGCTCGTATTGAACTACGGGTTTAAACGCATGGCGTTTGCTGATGGTATTCGTGAATCGTTGATTGCTTTGAATCCAATCTTGCATGATGGTCACCGTTTAAACGAGATAGTGCAGATGTACGGTTGGGAAGTAGCCAAGGCTAAAGATGAAGTGCGCCGTTTATTACAGGTTATGGGTACTGAAGTTGGTCGCCAACAAATCCACCAAGATGTATGGGTGTGGCGTTTGTTTAATCAAGTCAATGAAGGCGAGCGCATAGTCATACCTGATGTTCGTTTCCCTAATGAAGCACGCATGATTGAGGAGCGTGGCGGGGAAGTGTGGCGTATAAACAGACACAACCATGCAGCAGTCAATGACCATGTAAGTGAACGCGCTATGGATAATCACATGTTTAAACGAGTGCTATACAACGATGGGACTCTTGATGATTTGGCTGAAGAAGTGTTCATGCTAATGCACAATGTTTTTAAACTATGACAGATGATGATTTTATTGAGCGCTTTAACCTTCTTCATAAGGCGTTCATAGAAAAGTTTGTACAGAAAATTGAGTACTCTAAAATCACAGAAAAAGATGAGTGGTCTAAGGGTTTAAACGCTGGACTTGACTGGGCTATTCGTATTATTACTGGTGATAAATCGGCTTCATAAATAAACAAGCACCGCTTTCGGGACTGGAACCTAGGCGGTGCTTGCTGTTCTAGTTTAACCTATCTTTGATTGTTGCTCAACGCAGGCTCGGTTAATCCCCACTTGCGTTTCTTGCGTTCTCTTTCACGCATTGCAGGTGTCATGCCACCCCAAATACCGTAGCGTTCGTGGGCTAGTCCCCACTCCCCGCAGGCTTCAATTACTGGGCAGCCTCCGCAGATTCTATTCCTGATGTAGCGTTCCTCATCGGGAGAAAACTTATCTTGTGGTGGATAAAATACTTCGGTAGGTACACCGTAGCATTTAGCATCTGTGAAGTTGCGTGGATTGTAAACAAGCGTGTAGTAAACACGGCTGTTTAAACGCAGCACCTTTCTGATTCTATGAAACCTTGGTTGTATTTGCGTATCCTGCTGCATTTAAATACTCCATGACTGTGGCTGCCAGCATTTCAACGCGTACTGGTCTGATGATTACTGGCTGAGTGGGTACCTCTGCGTTGTAGGTTAGCCCACTGAGTATGAGGTGATTACGCAATCCCTCTATTAGTTCTTGGTATTCGGTCATTAGTACCACCCTCTTGATAGATTTGAACCGAGCGCTTTGCAGATGTTGCCTCCGTATTTTCTTTGTATGTACGCAAGCCCTGCTTCCACTTGTACGAACCCGTCATCAGTTCGTTTAAACCCTACGAGTTTCCATGTTGCTGGCATGAATTGTGCAATGCCATAGGCACCTGACTTACGGTTAAGTGAGCGTGGATTCCAGTTACTCTCGCGTGTCCATAGTGTGTACAAGCAAGTCCACTGTTCTAGTTTGCCCATTTGTGTAAGCATGTCTACTGCATAGCGTTGGTATTCGTTCTCGTAAAAGGCAACCACTGTGCCTGCCACTTTGCCATCATTAACCAATGGTGTGAGAGGCACATGGTCTTTATCAAAAAACCTGTCGTCTATTGCTACCGATGCAGTAACAATGAGGAAGATAGCGACTAATCGTTTAAACATTATGCTTCCTTCTCCTGTTTAGCACTGATGTTTCGCACCAGCGTAAGGATAAATTCGGGCAGGTCTGTGTCGTAACCCTCATCATCTGAGCGCCCAACAATCACCGCGTTACCCACAAGGTGTGGTGTGTTACCAAACAAGAAAGATAAGGCGCTCGCCATAGGATTTAATGGCAGGTTCTTTAACAACCCCTCATCATCTACATAGGCACACGCAATCTCTTGTCCGTTGTAATCGTATAAACGCACCGCAGTAATCCAACCGTCAATAGCACTTTGGTAATCTGCTAGTTGTTTAAACAACCCTTCGGTATGCGTTCCATTAGGTCGGATAACTACTCCTCGCACTGGTGATTGTTCCACCGCATTTGAATTGTTGTATTCAACGAAGGCGTTTATCACATCTTTCATAATTTTTTCAGGATTCTTAGTCATTTTTTTTCTCCAATACTTTCCAAGATAGTTGTGTATGAATTGGGTATGAAACTCGCGTTACCTCGTCTATGATTTCATAGAAGTCGTAGGTATCAGGAAATTCAAAACTCATGGTAATTGTTTTAGCCATTACTTTCCTCCTCTAATAGTCCCTCTAATAAATTAAGTATTCCCGTCACTTGTTCAGGCTCATCTCCCTCTCGCCAAGGGTATGATGCCAAGAAATTGTATTGAGTTTTGAGTAGTTCTTTATTTAAGTTCACTCGCTTTCCTCCATTTCCATGTCGTCTATTAACCATTGGTCTACGCAATCGCTACACCGTAGGTCTAAGTTAAGTCCGTCTAATTCGTAGACATCGTTACAGTCTATGCACTTAGCAGGGTTCTTTATTCGTGGCGCTTTCCATACTTTGCGTTTAAACATGTGCCACCTCGCAGTCGTATTGAGGCGCTGCATTATTGGGGCAATCAAAAACAAAACACTCCGCTTCGGTGTGCTTGTCGCAATCGCGCCAGCAGTTCTCGTGGTTCTCTCCATGCTTGTAACTCATGTTCAAACTCCCAACGCTACTTGTTCGCCTGATTTATCAAACTCTGCTCCGCAGTCTAGGCAAACTATTATCCCGCAGTTGCATTTATTATTTTCAGTGAGAGTATCTAGGCTTTCAGTCCAGCCATGTTCGCACATGTTTAAACACCTGACCTTTCTTGATTCATTTTGTTGAGCATGTCTTGCAGTTGTTTGTCTGCTTCTTGCGCACCCTCAATAAATTTACCGTCACCCTGATAGGCATAGTCCCACGATTTGGTTTCGGTATCATAGACAGTTCCATTTGGAAAGGCTTGTTCCTCCGTGTCAATGTCTAACTGCCATTTGGTTCCGTCAAAATAAATTGCGTAAGAGAATTGTTTAGTCATGTTTAAACTCTTTCATACATTTCCCGCAGATTACTCCGCGTTCTGTACTGAACAAGTTTGATGAGTTGCGATACTCTCCACAATCTGAACAACGCTCTCTCATTTTTGAACCTCATGTTTAAACTCCCTGCCTACCTCAACCTCCGAGGCTATTCGTTCAACGGCATCGTCAAGTTGTTTAAACAATTCTTTGCGTTGGTCAAGACTTAGGTGTTTCACCATGTCGTCTGTGATTTCTGCTTTCCATAGGCTGCTCATTTAGAAAGGTCTTTCTACTGAGTTCTCAAGTTTCTTGAGAAGTTCTAAGTTGCGCTTGCGTAGGTAGGCGTTGTACTTATTCAAGCGTGCGTTATCTCTCATGGCGAGAGCCAGTACGATTAACGCGCTGAGCAGGGCTATGATTATGCCTGCCATTTCTCCAGTCCCTAGATACATTTGGTTTGTTCTCCTATCGTTTCATTGTTTGGATTAGGTTTTTGTATTGCTCGCGTACACTTTGCTTGTGTTCGTGTTTGTTTGGTATCCCTGCTTCCCTGCATAGTTCGGCATAGATAATTTGAAAGTCGTCACGGTGGAGTTCTCTCAAGATGTGTTCCGCTTTGTTAAACAAGCGGGCGCGTAGTTGGTTTATCTCTTGTTGTGTTAGTTCGTTTTCTGTCATGTCGCAAGTTTCTCATACGCATAAAATAAAAGTCAAGCATTTAATAAAGATAATAAAAAAATTTTTCTGCGTGTTGTTTAAACGCTTGACAAGAAGTTACTTTGTGGTAGCGTGACATGTCTGGTGTTTAAACAGTTGGTATAATTTCTGGCAGTCACAGCACCAGAGTGCTAACGATGTTTAAACAAAAGAAAAACCCCCGCCGCAGCAGGGGTTCTCTCTGTTTAAACTATTAGAAGGGTAGTTCTTCCTTATCCTCCCACCACTTTGCATAGCGGTCTGCCTTGCGTGTGTTGTAATGACCTAGATAATCCAAGTCCGTGGCATACGATGAGGCGGGGCGATAGTTGCTCCACCAATTTGTTGGTTCGTATTTGCGAGGCGTGAAAGTCTGATACTCGGTGATGTGACCGTCACGCACTTTGAAATACTCACCCTCTGCTGCCTCATGCAGCCAGTCAATTTCGCAGTCGCTCATAATGGCTGCGTTCTCTACTGTCTGCTGCGTTGAGCCGTAGAATAGGGAGCCTGTGTTGGCTTGCGCTATCCACAACGGTGATGAGTTAACGCGTGCAAGGTGCAGGGTTCGTGGGTCATGCTGCCCAATCCATGCGAGCGCTGCCGTGCCGTATAACTCGGCGAGGATTTCCCAAGGCTTGCCGTCTGCAAACGCAATGAGCGCAGCAGCAGCCTCTGAATCTACCTGACCGACACGAGGCACACCTAGTTGTTTAAACAATTCGGTATCGTTGCTGATGTGTCCGTTGTGTGTGAGTACGATTTTACCGCGTGGGATTGGGTGGTTGTTGTTGTTGTTAGTTGGTGAGCCTTGTGTAGCCCAACGCGTGTGCAAGATTGCAGTGGTTGCGCCTGCACATAGGCGCTCGCCTGCCTTTGGCACGAACTTTGTCGCGCTGGCTGCTGCCTTGCTGATTACACGCCTGCCGTTGCGTGGGTTAATCCATGCAGCGCCCGTGGCGTGTTGTCCACGGTGTTCAATGTCGTAGAGCATCTGCCCTGCGAGGTCTGATGTTGTAATGCGTGAGTAATGCTTAGGGTCTAAGCAATAGCCTGCGATTCCGCACATTTATTTTTCTCCAGTCTGTAGGTGTTCGGTTAATGGGTGAAGTGTATCACATAGGGCGGGATTATCTGCAACCTTTGCAATCGGTACGCAAACAATCGCCACACATGACGGTGTTTAAACGCTCGCAATCATCTGACCACGGGCATGTTGGTTGGTGCGCTGCGTAGAAATTTTCCCCGCAGTTTAAACAGTTGTCGTTCTTGTCGTAGCGTTTCCCGTATTGGTTCCACGCTGCAATCTCTTGGCGTGATAGGCTCATCGTTTAAACGCCTTTCGTGCGAAGTAAACGGTGAGCGTGAGCAGTAACAACACGCGCCCGTCTATCCAAACGAGCCACCACGGGAGCAGATTTTCGTACATGTTTAAACACCTGCGCTCTCGTCTAGGCGTTCCATGATTTCCTTGGCGATTGGATAATACGCATCTAATCCCCACCCGTTGCAGAGTTGGGCAATGAGTAGCGTTCCAACGCTGGCGGTGTAATCGCTTGGGCGTTGCTTCATGGCTTCCGCGATTTTATTCTCCACAAATTCCTCAATTATCTAATACGAGCAGCAAGTCACGAGCGAATTGCTGGCGTGCGGTTGGTTCTGTGTTCATGGTTTCCAGTCCGTTTCTGTTTAAACGCAACGGTCTTTCCGTGGCGTTCGTGCCTGCCGTGGGGATTGCACCCACGCTTAGCCCACTAGGGGCAGGCTGCCCGCGCTTACCCGTTTAGACGGGCTGCGCGACCCTTGAGCCAGTCCCCCGTGCTGGCGTTGAGGTGATTGCCTGACACGAGCGTGTCAATGACTAGGGCAGAATTCTCAACGCTTGGCGCGGTTGGGTTGCTCCATGGGTTGAGGTGTTCTTGGGTTGTTAAATCCACGCCCTGCACGCTGGCTTGGATTAAGCCCGCAATAAACTGGCTCCATGCGATTGCCTTAACACCGTTGAGCGTGCCTTGGTGTAGGCGGATTTCCACGGTGCCGTGGCGGTGCATGGATTCAAGATTGAGCGAGGTGTAGCGGTCACCGTTAAACGCGCCCATGTTGTCGTTTAAACTGTGGGAGGCTTGGCGCTCCGCAAAATCACGGGTGAGAATTCTGCAATAGCGGTTGTTTAAACGGCTAGGCGCAACAAGCGCTGCGATTGCGGAGTGCATGGAGTAATAGTTGAGGATAAAACGGGCGAGATTCTCCGCGTTACGGCTAACGGGCGCTCCCATGCCTGCATCAAAAGCGTTTAAACCGATGTGGACATGAAAGCCCGTGGCACGGTCAACCCGTGCGCCTGCATTTTTGAGCGCCTTGGTGACTTTATGAGCCTCGTTTAAACGGGCAGGGTTGAGGATTGGGCTAACAACCTCCGCACCGTTGGTCACGCTGCCGTCATAAACGGCTTTCCAGTTGTTGTCGGTTTCATGTTGAGCGCGTGGCAGATTGCAGACAATCCCCGCAGCGTTTAAACGCTCCGCAGCGCGTTGTGGTGAGATTCCTTGAACCTCAAATTCCATGCCAAAAGTTGTCATGATTAGCGAGCCTCTCTCATTGGTTGGTTGCATGCAGGGCAGATTGGGCTGCCGTAGGTGATAAGGGTTGAGCGAGAGATTCTTGCTATGTAACCGTCAACCTCGCAGAGAACCTTTTTTAAACGGGTTGTCTGCTTGGTTGCAGTTGGTGTTGCTGCTTGTCGTGCCATTGTCTTGCCTCCAGTCGTTGGGCGCCGTGTGCGCCACTGGTGAAAGTGTGACATAGAGTTTAAACAATTACAAGCACCCAAAAAACAGCGTAAAATAAGGGTTTTTTGAGTGTTTTGCCGTTTCTTGATTCTCACGGTTTACCGATGCAGCAGGCTCAACGGCTGCCAGTTTTGCTAAGTTACTCAAGAGTAACAAGGCTAAAGTCATTGTTTTACACTGGTTTTATGCAATTTGGTAAAACGCGGTTGTTA